ATGATTATGCGAATAGGCATTGATCCTCTTGAGAGCCGTGAGTGGATGGATGCAGATAAACCTTGGCAATTCCTTAGGGCTTGCTTTGAGTATGTCTGCTGTAATAACAATGAGGACTATGTATCTCACCTACCTGTCACGGTTGATGGTAGTTGTAATGGTCTCCAACATTTCTCTGCTATGCTTAGAGATGACATTGGTGGAGCTGCAACTAATCTTATTAATCATGAGCAACCAGAGGACATCTATGAAATTGTCAGAAGAGAAGCAGAAAACGCAATGGTGCTTGACAATAATCCTGAGTTTAATATATGGGGTAGCGGTGGTTGTCTTTCTCGTGCCTTGGTTAAACGCCCTGTAATGACTACTCCGTATGGTGCTACACTATACGGTATGAGAGATCAAATACATGAAGAACTTAAAAAACAGTTGGATAAAGGAGTGGTATTTCCAGGTATTGATAGCAGTACTGATATGTGGCCTCATTGTAAATATCTGGCTTTTAATATCTACGAAGCTATTGGAAGAGTTGTTATATCTTCTAGGTTAGGCATGAAGTGGCTACAGGATGTAGCTAAAGCCTCTAACAAATTAAAGAGACCTATCTACTGGACACTACCTACAGGCTTTGTAGTTAAACAGAAGTACATAAGGTCAATAGTAAAAGAAATTAAGACTATCATAAATGGACGTATGGCCTCACTGTTTGCAGGAAGTAGTGATGCAGAAAAGATGCACAGCTTTAGACAAGTCAATGGTATTGCTCCTAACTTTGTTCATAGCTTAGATGCCTGTCACCTTATGAAAACTATAGTTAGTGCTAGAGATAATCATGGTATTGAATCGTTTGCTGTAGTCCATGATTCTTTTGGTACTCATGCTTGTGACATAGAACAACTAGGTATGGTGCTCAGAGAAACCTTTGTAGATATATACAAAGAAGATATATTAAAAAAATTTATGGAAGAACAGGGAGACTTAGAGTTGCCTAGTCTTCCTGAGTATGGTAAGTTAAATATCGAGGATGTAAAAAATGCAGAGTTCTTTTTTAGCTAATTCAAATGTAAAGAATGTGTCAGCAGGAATGATGACAGTAGTAGATGCAATACATAATTTTAGCAAGGCAGAAAGACACGCTATCATTCTTAGTGTGTTTAATTGTTTGTATAACAATAAGCTTCAAAAGATGTACAGTGTTACAGATGTAATGCTAATGGTAGACACAATGAGAGAAGAGTGCAAACGCACAAAGGTTCCTGAATTTGGGGGAGCAGAACGCTACATCAAAGGAGAATTATAATGGCAAATCAGTTTCAAGACCACATTTCACCAGAAGGCGTTGCAGTATATCCTTGGCTTAACAAGCCAGACACTAAGTTTGATCCTGATGGAGTATTTTCAGTTAAACTTCTTTTTGATAAGACTGCTTCTAAAAAAATTAGTGATGTAGTAAAGCCTCTAATGAATGGTGGTAAAAACAATCCTATTAAACCTGAGTTAGATGATCAAGGACAAAAGACAGGAAACTACTTGGTTAATTTTAAAATGAAGGCACATATCAGAAAAAAAGATGGTGATTCTTTTGATCAAACACCAATTTTATCTGATAAATTAGGTAATAGGATGCAGCAGATTATCGCTGGTGGTAGTACTCTTAAAATAAAATACCAGGCTATCCCTTATGATGGTATGGGTGGTGGTGTTAGTTTAAGAATGAAAGAAGTAAGAGTTTTGGATCTTGTAGAGTATCAACCTAAAGAGCAGAGTGCAGATTGGGGAGAATGTGAAGGTAGCTATGTTGCACCTAAAGATGAACCAAAGTTGGAAGTAGTAAAGGAAGCAGTAGATGAAGAAGAAGAAGATTTCTAAGAGTCAGATGCAAAGGGGTATGGTAGAGGGATACCGTTCAGGGCTTGAGTCCTCAGTAGGAGAACAACTTGCTGCTGCCAAAGTTAGGTGGGAGTATGAGTCTGAACGTATCCCTTATATCCCTAAGAAGAGAACTTATACTCCTGATTTTATTATCAAGGGTGAAGTAAGTAAGATGTACATAGAAACAAAGGGTAGGTTCCTTGGATCAGATAGGGCTAAACACCTTCTGATCAAGGAGCAGTACCCTCAGTTAGATATAAGGTTTGTCTTTACTAACCCGAATCAAAAACTATATAAGGGAGCTGAGACAACGTATGGAGAATGGTGCGAAAAACATGGATTTATCTTTTCCAAGGGAAGCATACCTGAAAGTTGGATCAGAGAGTGTATGCCTGAGGCATGAACCATGTCCTTCCTGTGGATCTAAAGATAACTTAGCGAGGTATGATGATGGACACGCATTTTGTTTTAGTATTGACTGTGATCATTATGAGCATAGCAATAGTGGCTCTACTGTCATTCCTACAAACAAGCTACAAAAGAATAGAGGTGCTTTCACTCCAATTGGAGGAGAGTTCAAGGAACTACCAAAGAGAAAAATATCGGAATCTACGACACGGAAGTTTGGGTACAAGATAGGAACCTATGAAGGACAGTCAGCTCATCTAGCATCATTTATAACAGATGGAGTTGTGGTAGGACAGAAGATTAGACTTAAGGATAAAGTATTTAGGACTATAGGTGATTGTTCTGATCTTTGGGGTAAGCACTTATGGAGTAGTGGTAAGAAGATATGTATAACTACAGGAGAACTAGATGCACTTAGTATTGCAGAAGCTCAAAACTGTCAATGGCCTGTGGTCTCTATTCCCAGTGGTGACAAGTCAGCTAAGAAGGTTGTGGCTAAAAACCTTGAGTGGCTACTTGGCTTTGATGAAACGATTCTTATGTTTGATATGGATAAGTCAGGGCAGAAAGCAGCTACAGAAGTGGCTGAACTATTCCCACCAGGCAGATGTAAGATCGCTAGATTGGGAAAGAAGGATGCGAGTGACTTACTCTGTGAAGAGGGAGGATCAGCAGTAGTAGATGCTATCTGGAGAGCTAGAGTACATAGACCAGATGGTATTATTGCAGGAGTTGATACATGGGACTTGGTTAATTGTCCTATGTCAGCTAGTGACCATGAGTATCCTTGGCAAGGACTTAATGATAAAACTTTAGGAGCACGAAAAGGTGAAATTGTTACATTCTGTGCTGGAACTGGTGCAGGTAAATCTACAGCTGTTAAAGAAATCGCTTCTTATTTTCACAGTAAGGGTGAGACTATCGGCTATATTGCTTTGGAGGAATCTGTTAGACAAGCTGCAGTAGATTTCATGTCTATTGAAGCTAACATGATGTTACACTTGGAGAAGGATTTAGATGAGGAGTTTAGGAGACATATATGGGAGAAAGTATTTGCAGATAACAGATTATATCTGTATGATCATTGGGGGAGTTTAGATGCTGATATTTTGTCTAGTCGTATCCGTTATCTCGTTCATTCCTGCAATGTTTCTTGGATTGTGCTTGATCATCTCAGTATTATGGTCAGTGGAATTGAAGGTGGAGATGAAAGACGATTGATAGATAACATCATGACTCAACTTAGATCACTAGTAGAAGAACTTAATATTGGTATGTTCATTGTCTCTCATTTAAAGAGACCTCAACAGGGAAAGGGACACGAAGATGGCAAACAAGTCAATCTATCAGATCTTAGAGGGTCAGGAAGCATTGCTCAACTCAGTGATTTCGTCATTGGACTTGAACGAGACCAGCAGCAGGACGGTGAGACCTCTGTTAGAGTACTTAAGGCAAGATATAAAGGCTCATCTACAGGACTTGCAGGGAGCCTCTTCTATGACACAGTTACAGGCAGACTCAGAGAGTGTGGAAATGCAAAAACTGAAGGAGCTACTTCTAAGCATGAATCACAGGATTTTTGAATTAGAAGAAAAAGTTCATCCTAAAAGAAGTATATTTCAGGAGAGACCATGAGCTTAGACTTAATAGTAGACATAGAGACAGATGGGTTACTTCCTACTGTTACTAAAATACATTGTATTGGTATGTCTGTAGTTGAAGCTGAAGCAGGTCAAGTCTTTGCTAACCAAGAGCCTTATGATTGCTTTGAGGATGCACTAGAGATCATGAGTGCTGCTAAGTCTATTACTGGACATAATCTTATTGGGTATGACCTACCAGTACTAAAGAAAATATTAGGGTGGACACCTAGTAAGCACACAGAGATCATTGATACTCTTGTGCTCTCTAGGTTGTGCCACACTAATCTGTATGAAGTAGATGCTAAGGAACGTAGTATTGATAACAAGCTCTATGGTTCTCATAGTCTTAAAGCTTGGGGTCAAAGAATAGGTGTGTTGAAGAAAACTTTAGGTACAGAAGCAGAAGATATTTGGAGTAAGTTTACTCCTGCTATGGCTGAGTACTGTGTTCAAGATGTATCAGTTACGGCTCACCTCAAGTATCACTTTGATGTACTAGAGTATTCTGAGGATGCTGTAGACATAGAACATAAGTTTGCACAGATCATTCAAAGACAGGTAGAACATGGCTATGCTTTTGATGTCAACAAAGGTAAGGAACTTTATGTTAGTTTACTTAAACGTCAGGAGACATTAGGTTCAGCTCTTAGAGCAAGCTATGGTAGTTGGTTTGTTGATGAAGGTGAAGTAACTCCTAAAGTTAATAGTAAGAAAAGAGGTACTAGCAAAGGAGCTGTATATAATAAGATCAAACAAGTAGAGTTTAATCCTAACTCCAGGGATCATATCTCTAGGTGTTTGAAGAAGCAAGGATGGAAGCCTACAGAGTTTACGTCTGGAGGTAAACCTAAGATAGACGAGTCAGTATTAAGCAAGCTACAGTTACCTAATTGTCAGGAACTTAAAGAACACTTCTTAATATCTAAACGTATCTCACAATTAGCAGAAGGGAACCATGCTTGGCTTAAATTGGAACGTGGAGGACGTATCTATGGATCAGTTAATACTAATGGGGCCGTCACTGGGCGTTGTACTCATA